TCATACTTGGGTGCTGTTCCTTCATAAGATTGTTCTCTACTGCTTCTTCTTTTGCATCGTTTTGCTTTTTATAATAAGCATCGATTTGAAGCGCAATCTCCTCTGGTATCCTAGCCAGCAATAGGCCTCCCACTCCAATGATCCCTGCGTATCTGCCTTCAGTATCAGATGGATATTGAGTGTCTGGATATTCGTCAGCTCTCACTAACTCCCATCCTTCTCTCAAAGATGATGCTATATTTTTAGCATCTGATTGTCCGAGAATCTCGGCACGTATCCACTGATGTCTATATCCAGTTGGCGCTGGGGGTGCATCAAGTGAGTTGGGTGGAGTCCAAACTTTTTTAACTTCAATGTTTTGTCTTGTTTGGCTCGCACGAGAAGTTTTAATTTTTTTATCTTCCATTTTATGCTCCTTCCGTGATTTTTAATTGTTTTGCATAATCTTCGAGTGGCACACCTAATCTTTTAGCAATTGCTACCTGTGAAGGCGTGAGTTTGACAGTTTTTCTGCGTCCGGTTGAGGCTGAACGTTTAGCCGAAGCTACATTTTGAACCGGTTTGGCTCTTTCTGTAGTATTGTCTTCCACTTTATCAAATTTATGCGGAAATTCAACCCTAATTCTTTTATCTATTTCTAGATAGTATTCATCAGTTTTAGGATCGTAACCTTCTTCTTCAACAAGCTTTTTATGCAAGTCAAATGCAGTATAAGTCATTGCTGTATCATTACCAAACCAAGCATTTCTCGCAGCCCATTCTTCAGCTTTTGGATCTGATTGAGGAGTAGTTCTGCTCTGTTGAGGAGCAATATTTACTTCTTTTTGTTGTGTTGGTCTTTCTACTTCAGCAACTTTCATTGCATTTAATCTAGCTGCGTCTACAGTCAGATTAGCAATTTGTTCTTGTGCTGCAACTTGTGCATCCACATCTTGTGAATCAATTGCATTTTTAAGTGCTAGTTTGGCAGCAGCTAAACTTGTTTTAACTCTACCTTCAAATTCAGAAACATAAGTTTTATCTAATTTAGATAACCTACCTTGTATTTCTTCTTTTTCTTTTTTACTAGCTTCCGCAAATGCAATAGCTTCTTCTCTTTGCCTTTCTGCTTCTCTCATTTTACGAGTCAGTTTAGCAATTCTTTTTTGAACTCCCTCACTGTATTCTTTTAACTCGTCCTTTTCTTCTTTTTTTTCAAGTTTAGTTTCTCTTTCGTTTTCAAAAGTTTTATCTTCTGCTGGAGATTCTGAAACTTGCTCTACTTCAATTTTCTCTTCTGCGGGTGCTTCAACTTTTTCTGGTTCACCCTTATCATCTAAATTAATTTCAGCGCCTTCTTCCTCGCCTACATCAATAAGACTCTCTACTTTGTTTTCGTTCTCAGTTGGCATAGTATCCTTCCTATGTTAAATGTAATGAAGAACTGATTCAGGATCACCTATGGTCCCTAACACTTCATCATCGTTTAGTATTCGCACTTCTCCACCTTCAATCGGTAAACGTGCACCAGCGTATCTGGCAAACATCACCCAATCTCCTATTTTGCACCAAGGCTTATCAAACTTATTTTTGTCCTTGTATGCAAGATCTCCCATTTTTAAAACATAACCGCAAGTCGTTGCGATTCTAGCTTTATCTAATTGTTCTTGAGAGAATAAAATTCCACCTTTAGTTTTTTCTTTTGGTGTAAAAGGTAAAACTAAAAGTCTGTATCCAGCCGGTTCTGGTAATTGGCTTTCTACTTCCTTGATATTATTTTCGTCTAATCTCTTAGCGTGAGGTTCTTCTTTTTTTTCTTGATCGTATTTGTCTTGAAGTCCCAATTTAATTTTTGGTACTTCCTCCTTTGATGTCGATAACGTTTCCTTGTTCATCTTGCTCCTTGTCGTTTTTTAGCAGGTTAGAGATTTCCTGATTTATTAATTGATAAGCATGTGCTTGTCCTAGCATATACTTATATTTTTCCATACTGTCAACACCACCAGTCATCATGGTATCTCCAATTTGTTGTACAGTAGCGTTTATTCTTTTCTTTAATTTATCTATTATTGTTAGTTCGTCTGATAGCATCTTTGCCTTTCTTAAATATAGCAGCGACTTTTGATTTACCCATAACTTTGGCACGCTGTTCTCCAACAGTTAGGATTTGGATTTTTCTTGCAAACGGCTTAGATATCTTTTTAACTTTTGCAACAGTCTTACGAGCGTCAGTAGGAGTCGCAAACTTAATACCAACAGTATCTTTAGGATTCTCATCTGTGTAGAGTCTCCTACCTGAACCTTTGGGTTTTTTACCTGTTCCCTTTTTTGGATCTGCCATGTTTCATTTCCTTAATATGTTTTTTAATAATCTTTGATTGTTTCTTATGTAGTTTAGAAGCTTTACTTAAAGCTTTGGCTACTTTGTTTAATTTTTTAACCATAGTTCTCCTTATAATTTAAACGCCTGTAGTTCTTTTAATTTCTCTTGTGCATTTGCAATCTTTTCTATTTGTTTATCTACTTCGTCAATATGTTGTGGATGTTCTCCAATACCAACAGAACTTTCTAAATAGATTTTAATTGTTGCATCTGCTTCTGATATTTGTGCATTATACCTATCTTCTAATGCTTGTAGAATTGCTCTTCTCATTTTTTCTTCCTTTTCTTTTTTAAAATCTTTACTCTTGTATGCCAACACCATTCTGTCATTTTGATAATATAAGTTTCTGCAAAAGAAACTGCATCATCAAGTTTAGCAAAACAATTATAAATAAATCGATCTAGCACTTCCATCTTCTTCTAGCCTGACGTAGTCTAGAATTAGGATCTCTTGCTGCTTTAGGAAATTTTTTCATTTGTCCTGCGCTTCTCGCGCAATACGACTTACGTCGCTTTGCAGCTTTCGATCCAGGTTTTACTTTACCCGTCACGGCTGTTTTTAGTTTTGAACCGGGATTCATTCTTCTGTAGGCTTTGACACCGGCCTTTGTCATACCTGCTCCAGACTTTGTAGATCTGAAGTTCTTTTTATTTCTGGCAGGCATTCGATCTTGTTTTCTCACACTAAACCTCCCATACTCATTTTTTTTCTTTTTGCAAACGTAGCAACGTTAGTTGGTTTCGGACCCGTATTGCTTGCAGCTCTTTTTCGTCTGACAGCACTCGCCCTTTGCGAGCTTGTCATCCGTGTGGCTTTTGCAAGTGGGACGCACTTTGGATACTTTCTCTTCGAACCTTTTGAGCGCCCGCATGGCTGAAACTTCCCATTCTTCTTCGGAGCTCCAATGTCCACCCATTTCTCGTCTAGCCATTCTTTAAGTCCTTTTTTAGCCATTAGACCATCTTAGTTTTTTTACGCCTGTTGTTCATGATCTTCCCACATCCTCTAGCAATAAAACCACCGTCAGCTTTTTTAGTTCTACCTACTTTGCCTTTGCAATATTTGGATGCCCAAATATTCGCGTATGCAGACGGGTAAACTTTAAACTTTCGCTTTGCGGCAGCTTTGCCTTCAGGACATAGTTTAGCCATTACTTAACTCTCCCACCTTTCTTCATAAATCCCATTTTGTTTCTAACTTTTTTTGGAAGTTTACGAAGTCCTTTAGATTTTTTACCTTTCGGTAATGGTTTTAGTTTTTTCATTTTTTCCTTTTCTTACTAATGCCGGCTTCAGATAAAGCAATAGCAATAGCTTGTTTTCGGTTTTTTACTTTTTTCTTCGAACCACCAATGTTGAGTTTACCTTTTTTAAACTCACGCATTACCTTTCGAACTTTTTTTTGGCCTTTCACTATTTATTAATCTTACCAGATTTTTTAGCTTTAGAACCAAACTTACCATAAGATTCATCACGAGATGCTTTTAATTGCTTCTTCGTTCTTTTTTTTCTGATTCTCATTGCGATAGATTCATCTTTTCTATCTTTGTAACCTTGTTTCTTTTTACCAACTTTACCACCATCTTTATACATCTTGCCGCCTTTCATACCCATGTCATCTTGGTAGTAGCCTGACATCATGTCTTTTCTTTTAGTAGACATTCCGCCACCCATTCTTTTTACTCTGCCGCCTGCTTTGAATTGAGGGGCAACTTGTTTGTTATATCTTCTATTAGGCATTATTTTTTTCCTCCGTTCCTAAATATTTGTGTCCCCTTTATTCCATATATACTCGCCACGACAAGGATCCACAAATTTGTAAACCATGACGGCAGTGACGAGAAGTATTCGAAGAACAATTTTACTTTGTCCATCGCAGTCGGATCGTCACTTACGACTGCCCAAGCAAGCACCACTATGGGCGCCGAGAGAATTAATAAAACGGCCTCATCCTTCCAGTCTGACTGACGAGCCTCCAGGAGTTTACCTTGGTAAGCTTCCTGTCCATCGGCCATACGTTTTGCGTGCATATGTTGTGCATCTGCCATCGCCATTTTCGTCTCTTGACGTTTTTTATAAATGTGCGTGCCAGCTTGCAAAGCCATCTTTGCTAAACCAAACCAAGCCATAATTTAGTACCAAGTTGCTTTTACAGGTTTTTTATCAGGTCGCATTCTTCTTGTACCTCTAACGTCAACCGTTTGTGATGTATACGGATCAGTCATCTCTACAGGAATCCCACCTTGTTGCTCGCCTTTTGCGTTAGCACCAAGTTCAGGTACAACTTTTACGTTGTCTCGACCATTTTTTGTTTTTCTAACCATAGTTTTCTCCTTGATTGAGTTTATACCTAGTTTTTTTTAAAATTTCTACCGAAATCATGAATCTTACTTGCATCGGCCATTTGTTGTTTAGCTAATGACACGCCAGCACGTAAACCAGCTAGTTCTTCGTTCTGTTGAAGCTTCGCTTCTTGGTTTTCTTGATTCATTAACGCTCTCATTGTGTCTAGATCTAATCTTTCTTGACCTTCTTGCTCTTTTCTTGCGTTATCTCTTGCTTTCAAGTCAATTTCTCTAGCTTTTAACTTAACAAGTGGGTCACCACCAAACTCACCGCTAATTTTTTCTTCTTCTGCAACATAATCTTTAGTCATTTCTGCAATTAAGATCGCTTTTCTTGACTCAATAGCGTTTGTAATCTCAACAAGACGTTTTTGTTGTTGCATCATCATTGGATTTTGTGTCATTGCACCCATCATAGCAGGATTTTGAGCTCCAGCTGCTTGCATTTGTTGTTGAATTAGTTGTATCTCTTGTAATTCTTCTACAAATTCTAACTGAACTTGCTCTTGTGCCATTAAACTTATGTGTTCAAGTATATTTTTTTGTAAAATTGCTAAAACTGGTGGATTATTTTGCACCATATTAAGTCCCATGAAGTGTAAATGCGCATCGATGTGTGCTTTATGGTCTTGGCCAGGAAAAGCTTGAATAGATTTTCCTGACATAGCCATAATATGTTCTAATGCAGGGTCCATCGGCATTGGTTGTGCCGGTGGAGGTAAGATTGCATTGACATTTTTTACACCCAACGCGTCGTACATTGATCTATATGCTTGATACAGATTATGTATTTGAGGATTTGACTGCGCTAGTTGTAATTGACTTTGTGCTAAACTAATTCTTTGCGTTTGTGAAAAGATATTTGGATCAGCAACAGGTAGAATATCTACTCTGTCATCAAAGTCTTGAACTTTAATTTCTCTAGATGCACCAGGTACATCGTATGGATATACTGGTGGTAAATATGTTTTAAATACTTCTGCTAATAATTTAAATTCTTGTTTAAGTCCAACGTACAATCTTTTGTGGATTGCGGACATTACACGTGAACCACGCTCTAATAATGCAACAGTTGTACCAACAGCCGCTGCTTGATTCATATCACCAACTTGTGAGTCTGCAATACTTGCAAATCTTTGACCTGCATTAACTACAATACCCATCAATTGTAATAGTGTTGCATCAGGACCTTTGAAAGGTAAAGTCATAAACTGATCTCTGATGTTTCCACCAGGAGCATCTACGTCTCTGAACTCACCAGGTTGTAAAGGTTGTGCATCATCTCTAACTCTTATGCCTCGTGACTTAAATCCAGCTGGCAGATTAGCTAAAGTACCTGCATCAAGTAATTGTCTTAATGCTGCAGTAGCTGTTCTTGTTAATCCACCAATCATGTGAATCAGACCAAAACCATAAAAACCTGTTCCGGGTAAAAATTTAAATTGCACAAAGTAATTTATTTTTTTCTTCAGCGGATCTTCTGCTTTGTAGTTTCTTCTGATAGATAATATTTTATTATTAGACTCTGCAACTGTAATTACATACGGTAATTTAATTCCAGTTGGCTCTTGATCTTCTCCCATATCTTCGTAACCATCCAAATCTAAATTAGTATGTATTTCATACAAAGTGTATTGATCTTCTTGGCCATCTTTAGAAATTCCTTCTAGCTCTAATTTTTTATCTTCTAATTGATTTTCTGTAACAGGAGGTTGTCCTAATTCTATGTCTCTATAGAAACCAGACACTTGTTGTTTTCTTAATTCGTTTTCAGAAATTTTAATTACGTGCACAACCGCTTCTGCATCATCTAAAGAGTTTGCAGAATACGGCACGACTAAATCTTCAGCCGGTACAAATTTTGATACCGCCCTACCTAAAAGATCGTCATAATAGACTTTCTTAAAGGTAGATCCGGAAAGAGGGAGGTAAAAAAGCATTTGATCAAACTCTGGCTCGTATTCCTTCATTTGATCCATGATCTGATAGTTCATGAAATCTTTTACCCGTTTTGCTTGTTCTTCTTTTGGAACATCTACGTTACCCAAAATTTGAGTTCGTACTGGTCCATCAGAAGGTAGCAATTCTTTGTAAGCTTGCGCTTGAAACTGTGTGACTGCTTCAGCAAGTACAGGGTGATTAACACCTGACGCACCTCTGAAAGGTTCTGTTCTTCTTTCGTATTTAAAACCTAAAAGTTCTAAACCGTCTCTGTATGATTGTTCCCAATCACCACGTGATTCTTTGTATTCGTTATATTGTTCTACAAGTTTTATTCCTAATGGATCTAAAACTTCTTCGCCTAAAAACTCTGCTAAATTTTCAAAGTGATTGTCTCCACCTTCAGGAGACGCTACAGCAGGATCAAAAGAAACTTCGGCACCACCTTCTTCTGTCATTTCTATTTCGACAGGTCCGCCTTTAGTTTCAACTTCTTCTACTTTTTCTTTGATTGCTTCTTCGATCTCCACTTCTCCTGGAACATCGACAGTCGTTTTTGTATTCGGTAATGGTTTATCTATTGTGGCCATTTGTTATTTTACCTTGTTTTAAATAATGATTCAACACCTGACTCATTGATATCAGGCATTCTGACTATTGTCAAATTTACTTCTCCGCCACCAGCTTTTTTAAGTCTAGTAAACTCTTCTAAATTTGTAAGACCACCATCTATTCCTTCCTCTATGTCTTTATAATATCCATAACCATAATCTCCTTCAGGCGTTGACTTATAAACTTCTTCGGCTTCAGTGAGCTCACTACCACCTGTTTCCATATCTCTATCTATTTTAGCATATCCTTTTGAACCTCTGTCAGTATCAAAATATATTTCTGCACTCCCATCAGTTTGATTTACATCAACAGTGATATCAGGTCTGTCAGGATGTTTGTAACTATCTACTCTGCCAGACTCACCAATTTTTTTTCCTTCTTTGATAACTTTAGCTATAACCATTTCATAAAGTTTCATTCCACCTTCACTAACAGATGCAATACCTTCTTGCACAGTTTCTGATTTTAAAGGTTTAGCAATTCTACCAACGATTGGCATTGACGCTAAACCACCCATTAATTTCATAAAAGTTCGTCTATCCATTATGCTGATACATCCATAAGTTCTTGTTGTTCTGCGAGATACTCTTGATAAGCCATTGGATCATTTTCTCTCATTTCATTAATTCTATCTTGTTCCTCTTGCGCTACATTATACAACTCTTTTCCAATTCCTAAACCAGTAATTCCTAAACCAACCGGTGTCATCATTGCACCCACTCTACCCAAAGACAGAGCTCTGCCTAAAGCGTTTTGTAAACCTTTGCCACCAAATCTTTTAGCTGCTTCTGGAAATAATAACTCTGCACCGACTAAAGGATCCACTGTTGCATCAACAATATTTTTTCCTTCATCTAAATTTTCTTTTACAGTTAGTCCTGCAAATCCTAAACCTGCTGCAGAGGTACCCAGTGTAGATAATAATCCAGATAGTAATTTACCTGCGCCTTTTCGAACTGTTTTACTTAGTAAAGGTGCTGACGCCACAGCAGCCGTGGGCATTGGATTATTTGCAGCCCAGTCAAGTAACGTTGCTTGTGAAACTTTATCGTCAGTTTTAGGATCGACGAACGCACCAATCTCATCGTTGTATTTGATTGAATCTTCTGGTGTAGAAATTAATTTAGAAGCTTCATCATCTGCTAAAGCAAATCCTGTGCCTGCTAAAGTTCCTAAACCAACCAAAGCACCAACTTTTCCTCCTCTTCCAATTAATTTTTTAAATCTATTTTTTATAGTATTTTGAAAATTAGGATTGTCTAATTTTTCTGATATGTCTACAATTGAATCTCTATCTGCTGGTACTTCAAAAGAATAACCATACTTTTCATAATGTGCATCAAACAAATCTTTATATTGTTTATAAACTTTTTTATTTTTAACTGTTTTTGATGGTGGTTCAAAAGATAATTTTAATCCCTTAACTTTTTTTGCAGGGTTATCAACATTTGCTTTATTTTCAAATTCATTAACAGAAGCATTATATTTTTTTTGTAGCTCAATTCTTTTAGGATCATCTTTATCTAAAGATACTAATTCTTTTTCAATAACTCCTTTAAATCTATCTATGCCTCTACCTTTTATATTAGTATTAAAATCTGATCCTAATATTTGACCAAATATAGCATAAGGTCCTGAACCTCTTCTCATACTACTTGTTATTCCTGCTATCTCATCAACAGACAACATTCCTTTTAATTCAGGAATAAAACTTTGAATTTTTCTTAATATATCTGTTCTTAAAGTAGGAAGTTTTTTATCTAAGTTCATTAATTTTGCAAAACGATTTTCTAAAATAACTCGAGCTCTTTTTCCTTTTTTTGCACCAAAGATTTCATCTTTAGAGGAAACACCTGGTTTATCAAGATAAGCATCTGCTATTGTTTTATATTTTGGATTGTCTCTTAATCTTTCGGCTACATCTACTAATCTAGTTTCTGCAAGAACTGGATCTAGTTTTGTAATTCTAATTACATCCGTTATAGTTGGAAATTTACCATCGTTTAATTTCTGAATTACTTTTGGATCTTTTAATATTTTAACAACGTCTTTTTGAACGTTAGTAATTTTTTGACCAGCACCTTTTGGAAGTTCTCCATAAACTGCTTCGTAAAAAGGTATAACTCTTCTTTGTTCTTTTAAAACTGTTCTAATATTTTTGGCGGTAGGTTTTCTTCCATAATCTTTTTCAAATTCTTTTACGTAATCATCTATTCTTTTTAATCTAGCAGGATCGTCACTAAGCGTCCCACGTCTTAAAAAACTTTTATTTAATTCTTTAACTTTACCACCATTAGCAAAAGATCCTGATGCTTTGTATCTTAAAAACTCTTCGTACGTTCCTTGAAAACCTTCATCAACAGCTTTTTGATATTCTTTCATATCACCTAAATACTCATCCATTAAAGCCATTATCTTTTCTCCACAAACATCGATGCAAGACCACCATCTTTATACAGCGCTGTTGTTTGACCGGTTACATCTCCTGTGATACCACCTAATGTTAAATCTTCTAAAGATACATCACTTGTAGCAAGATCATAAATTCCTTTGATCATCATCCCTTGTCTAATTTTTCCACCTAATACTGGGTTGATCATTGTGATTGCGCCTAATCCTAAATTTCTTGTAATCGGATTGTTAATTATATTAGAACCGGTAGTGATTGCTTTTTCTAATAAAGTTGGTTCTGGTGTTGTAGACATTACATAGTCTGGACCCGGACCGTCGCCTGTTGGTCCTGGGCCTACAAGTGTTGGACCTTTTGTTGTTAGTGTAGGACTAACCGTTGGACCACTACCTATAAATCCTAGATCTTGTGGAGTTGAGGGGCCGGATCCCGGAGAAAAATCTCTGCCGCTACCCATCGATGTTGCACCTCCTCCTGGAGGACCGCCTTGATTAGATTGATCATTTGGTCCACCCATTGTATCACCACCATATCTTAAACCTACACGACCACCATCTGCTTTTTTAATTGGTGGCTCGCCTCGTGGGTGAACTCCTGTTTCTTTAATTTTCATCAACTCTTCAAAAGTTTCATCACCGTATAATCTAACGCCTAATGCTTCTTCCATAATTTGATAAGAAGATTTTGCACCAGGACTTTGTAATGCTTCAATCATTTCTGATGCATCTTCTCTACTACGTCCAGCTTCTCTGTATGCATCTCTAATATTATCACCAAAAGGTCTTTTGTAATTTTTAGGAAGACCTGTGTCTCCTTCACCTTTTACAATTTTTTCTAAATCACCCATTGGGTCATCTTTAGTTAGATTAAAATCATCTAGCTCTTTAATTTTTATAGTCTCAATACCTTCTTGTGTACCACCTACAATAGGTTTATCTGGATCTAGAGTTAGACCTTTTTGGTTTACAACTTTTGTAGTATCTAAAGCCTTTTGTCTTGCTTCCATTTTAACTTTTAACAAATCTAATCCTTCAGGTTCTTTACCCATCATAGATTTGTAACCTCTGACTAATCTGTCAAAAATTATTTTAAAATTTTTTTGGAAAGCATCTGCTTCTTTAAGACCGAATTCTAATAACTTCTTTTTACTCATCAGTAATATGTTCTCTCAACTTGAGGCATCGAATCTTCTTTTTCATCCTCCGGATGCGCCACGAACCCTCCCTGTCTAAAGCGCATTATTGCTTGTGTTGTGCTGTCCACCAAATCGTCATGATCTCCATACGGAAATGATGCACACTCCTCTATTACCTCATCTGCGAACTTTTCGTCAGGCGCCCAGATCATTCCCGACTCAAAAAGCGGGGCTACGGCGTTTACTCTAGCATGTTTATCTTGGCCTTTGCTAGGTGTGTAATTTATAACAGGTATCCCCATTTTTCTCAACTCATAAGTTAATGGCATCCCAGAAGCTTTTGCCTCCACGATTACTGTCTCAGGATTCCAATATCGATACTGTTCCCAGGCCTCTTTCTTCAAATCAGGAAACTCTAATCGTTCCTTAAATGCATCTAATAGTATTAAATTAGCTGGACTATCTTGTGTTGGATAGAATACTCCCCATGTCGTTATCGCACTATAATCAGATGTCTCCTTTTTTAAAAAAGCGGTATCATAACTTTGAATGATATGCTGCAAAGGTGGGATATATCCTTTGTCCCATACTTGCCACCATTCACGTTTGATAAGAGATCCTTCTTCTGCCGTTGGGTTTTGCATCCATTGCGCGTTCCACTTACCAACTGATAGTGATGCTTTGACAGATTCTAACTCATCGAGTTTCCAATACTGTGGCCATACTGGTTTATTACTAGGTAATATTGCTGGGAACTCTATGACTTCCCATTGATCTGATTTTAATTCTTTTTGATTTTTTAATAACATCCCAGTTAGATCTTTCATGTTCCATCTTGTCATAACCACGACAATTGCTCCACCGGGTTGTAAACGTTGACGTGGACCTGACGTATACCATTCATACGCACGCTCTAAAGCTTGCACGTTCAGCGCGTCTTGTTCTGAATGTGGATCATCAATGATTAGCAAATCCGCTCCACGTCCCGTGATTGCCGAGCCAACTCCGGCTGCGTAGTATTCCCCACCTTGTTCAGTCTCCCATTTACCCGCGGCCTGCGAATCTTCTCTTAGCCGTGTTTTGAACACGGACTGATATTCGGGGCTATCGATAAGTGTTTTAGCTTTACGTCCAAAGCGGATCGCGAGTTCTGTCGTGTGGGTTGTTTGAATTATTTTTAAGTCTGGTCTTTTACCCACCATCCATGCAGGAAGTAGAAAAGATGCAAACTCTGACTTAGTATGCCTTGGTGGCATATTAATAATTAATCGTTTGATCTCACCTTTCGCAAGCTTATTAAATTTTTCAGAAATTTTTTTGTGATGTTTTCCTTCAATAAACTCTGGCCACACATGTTTAACAAAGGCCAAGAAATCTTTGTTAACCTTTTCTTCTTTTGTTTTTTCGTCTAGCTTCATTGCTAGTTTTAAGAATTCTTTCTGTGCGTCGGGTGGCAGCTTCTCAATAAAATCTGGTTTCATAAAAATTTTTGCAGAATTTTTTTCACTTCTGTTTTGTTTTGCATTTTGATTTTACAGCTAATCTATCTCTAAATCAAACACTAAAGGGTATACACTGGGACCCCTTTTTGTCTAGAGGGTGGGTGGGCCCGATAGTTTACAAGCTTTTTCGGTTTTGATTGGGACCCCTCGGGTCTAGGTGATTGGGTGGGTGGGCCCGCGAGCCCACAGGCTCGCGGTATTAACTAGAAAGGGAGTTAATCTAGTAAGATATAATATTCATCAATGAAGTTCTTTTGAAACCATTCACGACCTTTGTTGAATAAGTTCCAGTCCTCAGTTCGTTCTGCTCCAATCACTGTATCATAAATAGCAACAGCGAACGCCGGAAGTTTACACGACTGGCTAAATGTTTCATCACTAAATCTATTATGAATAGTTAGTTCATGTGTTGGATCTTTACCAAAGAAACATTGGTCAAATGGTTTTGGTATTATGTACTCTTTGTCTTTGTATTTTATTTTCATAAGTTATCCTTTCTATGTATGGGATTATATATTAATCCCATACAATGTCAACCCCACAATTTAAAATGTTCATGAACAATTTTCTTATCATTCAGTCTCCATTCTTTTTTGTACCTTCGGTGCTTCCACTGCTCTAATAAATCCATAGTTGCAAAGTAGTTCCTGCCTTTGGGCAGCGTACCATTGTTAACCTGTGTTAAGAAACATTGGAGAGTTATTCTTCCTGATCTTTTGTAAAGAGTGTCATAATAATAAATTGCACTTTTAACTTTGTCGGTCATGCTATCAAACCTAAACAAACAATTAAGCCGAAGAAAAATACACAGCTGTAAAATTCAAAACTAGTCATTAGTTTAATCCTTTCTTATAAGTTATTACTGGGTCAATGCACGTTGTATATCTCTCAATAACAACGTCCCAAAAACACATATATTTTTTGCCACCTTGTTCCCAAACTCTGCAACCCTCTTTGTTTAAATTTCCAATTCTACGAATTGTTTTTTTATATTTCTTTGCCCACCATGAAACAACAAAATCACTCTTTGCTTCAATCTTTTCTACTTCTTTTGTTAAGTCTTCTATGTTCATATTATCCTTTCTTTTGTTATGGGATATTCTAACATAGAATATCCCATAATGTCAATACTTAACTTTGTGCAATAGCTTTTATTTTGGAAGTATCAACGTTCCAAGATAAACCAATATGTTTAACTACCAGATTTAAACTTTGTTTAAGTTCGTCTGG